CATAGTAGGCAATAGTAGTGCCATCTCTACTCAATCTATAGTGATGCCAGCCAGTTGATATGTTTTCAAAACTTCCTGAACCTACTGAGAATGTGCTAGAAGGTGTTGTTTGGTAAACAGTAAAATCACCATCGGTGTAAAGCTGGAGTCGTTGTCCTTGTGATCCGTGTAATATTTCTACATAATCACTAAAACTTGAGTAGGCCCAAAAATCAATAGTCTTCCAATTGCCTAGGTCACTGCCATCACCTCTTGACCATCTTAATCTGGCGGGCAAGCCACTCACGCTGGCAATGTTGTAAGTGCTCCAAGTGGTTCCATCTGCAGACGTTTTGCTTTTACCTAGATCATAGAGGTCTAGTGCAACAAATTGATTTCCATATGTAGGAATGCTGGTATTGGCAGATACAAAAGTTAAACTGGCAGGATTAGATCCTTTGTATAGACCAAAACTTGTGCTTATATACCAATTGCCACTGATATATTTGACTTGGTTATAATAGGTGCTACCTTGTAGTGAGTAACTACTCCAATTGGTTCCTGAATTGGTGGTGTAGAAAACTGTGTTGTCACCAAAGGCCACATAGGTGTTATTGCCATCCCAGGCCACACTTGTGATAGTTTGTGTAGTTAATGACGTGGTTCCAATGTTGGTCAGTGTGGTGCCATTGTATCTTTGAACACGACTGTTTGCACCTACTACGCAGGCAAACACCACCGCACCATCAGAAAAATATAATTCTGACATTGATGCCACTGTGGCATTTAGTATTGTGACCTGACTGCCAGCAGGTGTGCTCCAATTGTTGTCAGTGGGGGTGTCTGCTCTATATCTAATGATACCACCATTGCTAATTTCTCTATGCAAGATATAATAAAATCCACTTTGATAGTAGATGTCACTGATATTTGCAGTTGATGCAAATGTTGGTAACCCAGTCAACTGTGTCCAAGTGGTGCTATCTGAACTGTAATAGGCTGTGTTATTGCCCCTAACATAGAAATAATAACCATTAGCATAGGTTATGTTGTTGTTTAGAGGCAGTGGTAAATTGTGTGTGCTTCTTGACCAGCTTTGTCCGTTGGTGCTGGTCCAAACATAACCAGCATCATAAGTTTTGTAATTGGTGCCATCCCATACTATACGACTATGGTCAGTGCTTGCTTTACCTGGATATATTTCACTTTCATTGGTAGCAGTCCAGGCCAATGCACCTGCACCAAATTTCTTAGTGCCTGTATCAATTGTGGCAGTATGCGTATAGCCACTGCCACTCTGATTGGTTATTACAGTATTTCTAACACTGATTACAGGGTAGGCAAATAATTGACCCACTGTGGACACGGTAATCTGGCCGCCTGCAAGCGCATAGTTGCCACTGACAGATTGACTGAACTGTGATGATAATGTTCTAGCAATGTCTACAGTCTTGACTGCCTCTATGCTCATAGAAGCAAAGTTCGTGGCTACAATGTCATAGCCTTGTAGATTGATAGCTAGACAGTAGACAGTGCCTGTGCTGGCTAATGTGCTGTCTGCAGATCTAAATCTTGTTGTTGTTGCGGTCACAGTGGCTGCGGCAGTCAATGCTGACTGGGCTTGTAACACACCATCAATAGTAGATGTCTGTGTAAACTCTGCGCTAACCGTTGAGCTTGCAGATTTAACTGTGCCTACCGAACTTGTTTGACTAAACTGTGATGATAATGTTCTAGTAATGTCTACAGTCTTGACCACACTAGCAGCCAATGAAAACGCGGCTGATTGCTGAGAATCAAAACCGCGTAGATTTATTGCTGATTGGCTAGTGGCAAACTGACTGGCAATTTCTCCAGAACCAGTTAGTGTTCTTACAAAGTCAGTGGCAATGTTAAAGGTTGAAGTGGCCGCAGTATTTGAATCTCTCAGTCTGGCTACTGCAACGGCTAACTGTGCATCACTAAGCGCAAATAAGTCAGCGCCTTCTATGTGACTGATTGTTGCTGATTGGTTTACTGTTACAGTCAACGCCACATTTGCTTGTGCAATCTTACCAACAACAATGGATGCAGAAGCAGATGCAGACAATGCCGCTACACCAAAATGGTCAATGCCAGTAACACAAATTAAGGTAAATTTACCACCAGTAGATGGAGTAAAATAACCAGTGGTAAAATAGCCATCCTGGTAATAGCCACTAAGACTAATTACGGCTACCTGAACAACTAATGCTTCACAGCTTAAACTACTTCTTAGAGTGTTATCGTGATAGTAGGTGCCATCAATGTAGTTGTCAACATAGTATTCACCTGTGACCACACGACCACCTTTGACGTTGTCAACGTCACATTGTAAAAATGCTCTGCTGACATTAGATAGTGTGTAGTCTCCAAGAAAATAATTTTCTTGAAAGTAATTTTGTTGCCCGATGTTGAATTCTTTAATGGCCACGATTAGTCCTTATCCTACTGAAAATTCCGTTACAGTTCCGTTAATTCTTAGAACAAATAATTTTGATCCATCTGATTTAAAATGCAAAGCCCTTAATTGAGACCCGCTTATAGTTGTTGATTTTGTTAAACTTAAAGTTGATATTGCGTATGCTGAAGATAATGTATATTGATCAATAACCTGCTCACTTTGTCTTGTTAAAAACAATTTTAAACCATCTGGAGATAAAAAACAACTTATAGAAGCGTATTCAGGATCAGTGGCTTCAGATTGTGTTATTGTAGTTAAACTAGAAGGTGAAGATAATGTAATTCTGTATAATCCTCCACCAGGTGCTTGATAAACCATCGTGTTGTCTGAATTACCCATCCAAAGCCCTGACACAGTGCTAGTGCTTGAAGTTACAACTCTGCCACTTAAAAAAGATGCTCCACTTAATGAATTAGCAGTTGATAATGTAAATGTTCTTAATTGACGCCCATCGTCATCAGCAGAATATAATCTAGTGCCAGTTGAATTTAAAGCCAACCCTTGACAAAAAGTATGTGGTGTAGAAAGATTGTTTCCAGATGAACTTGCTGTAGATATACTCCAGGCCGTAGATAGATTATACTGTCTAATAGTAGAGGCATTATTTCCAATAAACATTCTTGTTCCGTCTGAATTAAATGTCATTCCAATATTATTACCAGTTAGACCAGTTGTGAATGTTGAAACAGATGTTAAACCGCCAATATCAAAAGTAGATGGTGCTGCTGCTGCCGCCGCCTTACTAATAGCATTAAGTTTAAAAGCACCGATAGACATTATGCAAATCCTTTACCTAATGAGGCAAAATAATTTGTGCCATCATAGAACACTGTTAGTATATCAACACAACCTGCGGTGCCTGTTAGTGTTTTGATACCACCGGCAAACTTCATAGAACTTGTTATTGCAGTATAGGCAGTTCCACCATTGATGATCAATGTAAGACTTTGTCCAGCAATTGGGCTGGTAAAAGCGTTTAAGGTCAATGCTGAATTCAATGTGATAGTTTGCACATTACCGTTGGCCACATTAGGTGCAATAGTTCCACCGGTAGTGCCAAGAGCATAGATGCTTTCATTGTATTCAATGTTTTTAATCACAGTCTGACCAGTTCCGTTAGGTGTTATTTCAATATTACCATTCTCGCCGGTGTTGATTGTAACACTACCTGAACTAGTGCCAGCATTGGTGTTGAGAATTAAATTACCAGCACCATTGGTAGTAATATAAGCAGTTGCACCACTATCACCAACACGAACTGTGTCTGCATTTAAACGAACATCATTTGTGCCATCTGGTTGTAGAACAATGTGTCCTGTAGAAAGAATAAAGTTTCCAGCAAGATTTAAATCACCACCTAGTGTTGGAGTTGTGTCTGCTGATAGTGATGCAATACCACCTGAACCGTTTGATGCGGCAGTGATACGACCCTGTGCATCAACAGTAATTGAAGCATTGGTATAACTTGCAGGTGTCACTGCGGTATTGGCAATAGCGATAGCACCACTTGTGTTATTATAGGAAATACCTGTTGAACCACTTAGAGCGGCTCTTGCACTTGCGTCTGTGTATTGTGTGATAGTTGTGGCAATAGCACCGCTGGTAATTGTAATGCCTGTTGAAGCAGAAAAACTATCTCTGGCTCTTTGTGTGGTAAAATAAAGATTGGTTGAACCTTCTGTTACTGAATCTGTGCTTCCAGGGCTTGCTGAAATCTCAACATAGGCACTACCACTCCAACGATAGATCTTGTTGGTGTCCAGTGTGACATAAATCTTGCTGGTTTCACCTGTGGCTGGTAATGCGGCTTGGTTAGCGGCTTCGACTACATCGTCGACATAACTTGGCAGTTGAGCACTGGCTACTTTGCCACTAGAATCTAGTCCTGCGTAACCATTGTTTTGATTCTTTGCACTTGTGACTTCAAGACCACTAAAACTTGGGCCTGTATAGGTAAACACACCTGTTGATGAATTGTAGGCAAAACTGCCTTCACCGCCTGCGTCTGTAGCAGATACTGCTGAACGAGCGCCTGCGTCATTGTATTGTGTAATTGTTGTGGCAATGGCACCATCTGTTATGGTAATGCCTGTGCCTGCTGAAAAATGTGCTCTTACGTCACTGGCACTTGGTCCTGTGTAGGTAATAACACCTGTTGAATTTGAATAACTTAAACTGCCGTCGCCACCTGCATCAGTAACTGATATGGCTGAACGAGCATCGCTGGTTGAAAAATCTGCACTGCCATTTGAAGCGGCTGTAATACGACCTTGTGCATCTACTGTAATTGACGCTTTGGTATAACTTGCAGGCGTCACTGCGGTGTTGTCAAGATTAAGGGTAACAGTCTTAGTGGTCATTGCTGACGATAATCCTGTGCCACCTGAAATGGTCACGGTGTCATTTAAATCTATGGCTTGACTAGTTCCACTATCACCAGCAACGGTTACTGTGGCATTTTTTAAATTAGTGAAGTTGTCATCTCCCTCTTGGAAAGTAAGCTCACTGCCTTTTCCAAGTCTAGTAACTATAACTGGTTTTGTCATTTTTTATTCCTTGTATGTTAAAAAGGGCACCAGGGCTCGTGGCCCAAGTGCCCATAGCTAGCCTAGATTAAGCTAAACTTACGGTTAGGTTACCGCTTGATACTTGGAATGTGTCACCAGTCTCAATGGTCTTGGAAGTTGTAACTGCGCCCCAGAATAGAACGTTGCCAGAACCTGCTGTGCCACCGTCCATAACTGCCACGTGAGTGATAGTGCCCCAGTTAGCAGTAGCGGCATCAAATGTCACTGTTGCGTTGGTTGCACTTGTGCCACTTGAAGCGGATGCAAATGTCACGGCCTTACGAGCGTAGGCTGTGCCACTGGTGCTGGTCTCATCAGTTAATGTGCCTGCTTCCAAATTGGCTGCGGCGTTACCTGATGTGTTGTTGAACAGAGCCAAGTAGCGTGTGGCTGGGGCTGTGTATGTGGTTGCTGTTAGAACGTGGTCAAGAACCTTGTTCTCTAAATAATTACTTGCTGCTGACATAATGATATCTCCTTAAATGATAAGTTGTCTGCTTGTTGAACAGACAACCTATCGTTGTCTGTTGCCAGTTTGTCTCTCTGACTGTGTATTTAGTGAAAACCTAAATAATCACTAAAAATCGTCAATAAAAGATAAAAAAAGTTTTAAATTAATCCGTCTAGACTGACGATGTCTATATCTCCACCTGACACCTTGGTGCCACTGACTAGACGATTAATAGCACCTGCATAGACAACACCTGCGTTAGTGATAGCAATGCATTCATAATCTCTTTCTCTTACGTGAACAGGTTGCCATTGCCCACTGCTGACTCTGTAACCGCATTTGCCGTTGAAGCCAGTGCTGTCGACAGTTTGTCCTGAACATATCCAAAGTCTGCCTGATGGACTAGTTTCTATACCAGTAGCTTCAGTTGATTCCCCATTGACTGTGGAAATAAGAACTTCTGCAATACTAATGCCGTCACCAGCACTGCCATCAACTAGGTATAATCCACCATTGACGCTACGAGTCAATAGTATTTTATTAGGTTGATTTAAGTAAGTGGCAGAAGTTACTCCATCAAAAATGCCTTCGCTACTGGTCCAAGCATAAGAATTCAATGCCGCAAAACTACTGCCATTCCATTGGTAGATGCCGCCACGGTTGCTAGTGCTGGCAAATTGAGCCACGGCCCAAATTTGTCCATCGGCTGTATGATGTATATCTCTCCAGTAACGTCGAGTCTGACTTAATGGATTAAGATCGGTTGTGCCGTTATACATTACAAATATATCACCATTTCTAGACTCACTGCTTACACCATAGGTGCAAATCCAAAGATCCCCAGAACTGTTAAATGCTATACCCTGGCATTGTAGTGTGTCACCGTCGTGTATCATTGTTTTAACCAACTGCCACGGTGATGTTGGAGTGGATTGTTTCCACAGTTCACCGGGTGTGCCAAAGTGCATAGCATAGACTTCTTGCGTAATTGGGTGAACTGCAAGGCCTCGCCAAGATTTGTTAGGAGCATTAGTTGGTCCAGTGGCAATGTTGTTGGTAACAATTCCAAAATTACTATTGATGTTGCCAAATGCGCCACTGGTGCGTGTTGGTATAGCAGTGATCGAGAACTGTGCTGACAAGTCCTTGACAATACCTTTTATTCTAATGGCCGATGTGGTCATTGTGGCACTGGCGGTTGTATTGGCCACAATGCCAGTATATTTCAATCCATCAACGGATGTAGTGCTAGTGGCTGTAACTGCACTGACACCAAATCTAATTCTAGCATTGGCACTGGCTATAGTAGTCGATGACACAATGCTATTGTTAGATGATGTGCCCTTTAAGAATCCAGTAACTGCACTGACGGTAGCCTGTGCATTCATTACTGCAAAATTATTGACAGATTTGAAATTTGCAAGGATGCTGGTAGTAAATGCTGAATCTAAACTGGTAACACCAACCTTGTTGGCTCTTGCAGTAGACACAAAGGTCATTGCGCCACTGATAGCACTGGCCAACTGTTTAATTCTCAATGTTGTGTGAACGATTGTAGCTGACGAAGTTAGATAGGCAAATAATTTCTTAGGAGTTCTAAATGTTATTAGATTGTTATTTTTTGCCAGTGCAGAATTTATTGATTCTGGAAACACACCTTCTCTGACAAAATCTCTTTCTACCTTTAAAACAACTGTGGTGCCTTCTGGTAGATTTAACTTATCCCAATTTAGTTTTACATAGGTTGGAAACTTGCATCTCAGTGTGCTGACTGCCTGTAGTGTAGTTGCATCTTTGGCAACTCCACCATAGATAGCAAAGCCAGGAGTGGCCGAAACAGTGGCTTTGGCTCTAATGCCTGCTCTAACAAAAGGAGCTCTAGTAGTTGAACAACTTAGACTAGCAGTTGAAGTAATTGCGGCTATGGCATTTTTATCTACAGTCTTTAATTTAAAAGCATTGTAAAGTGCGGCCGTTGCTGATAATGTTGCCATCTATAAATCCTTATTCTGTAAACGGTGTATTGCTGTATTCTAACACGGAATCCGTATTGGCAATCTGTGTTAGTAGTTGTCCTGAACTGGTCAATACATTTATTTTGCCAGTGCCAAGTGTTATGGGTCTATCAAAAGTCCAGTATAACAAGACACTGCTATATGTAGGTCCTGTTGGAGCAACGGTCTCTACACCATCTGTTCTAAATGTAATGGTTGTGCTATCATCAATGCCAGCATAACTTGTTGCACAACTAGAATCTGTTAATGCATCTGCATCAATGTTTATATAGTAGTTTGTGGCGCCTTCCAACAGTCTAGTTGGATTTAGTGTTAGTGTAGTTCCACTGACAGATGATATCACCGCTGTTTTATCTGCGGCATAGGTGGCATTTAAATTGATCTTTTGATGTAGATTGCCATCTGCTTCAAAAATATAAACATAAGCAGGTCCACTGGCCTTTTTGCCAATGTTTTTGTTAAATGTTAACACAAGATTGGTATTGCATTTGGCATTGCCTGTTGGTGCTGGACAGGTTGCAATGCTGACAAATTCTAATGCCTTGTCAGTGCTAAATCCAAAGGTAACTTCATCACTGGTTAATGTTGGTCCAGCTGGAAATGATTTACTAGCATCACAAAGTGTCTGCGTGGTAGCGGTTCTAGCAGTTTGAACTAGACCTTCTGGGGCTGTGACATTGTAGCTCTTGTTGGCAGTTAGTCCGCCAATAGTTTCCCAGTTGGCTGTGGCTCCGGAAATTGTAGCCGCTGAAATATTGTAACTGCCAACAGTGGTGCCAGTAAGTCTATCTGTAATAATTACACTGCCGGTGCCTGCTGAAATGTTTTCATTAAAGGTAATACTTAGACCAGCACTGCCAACACATTTCAATCCTGTTGGAGTGTAACTTACGGCTTGCAGTCTATTGTTAAATGTTGGACCACTAGGATTGTAGGCTGTCAACGAGCCTAGTATAGATGAATATGAATAAGGAGCAACGGGCTTTTGACTTGTGGTAAAATTCCAAGTGGTAGCATTGTCTACCAGTGTATTTTCACAGGTGCAACTAGATACAATGCCATCATCAAATCTAATGTAATAATCTTTGCCTGGCTCTCTAGCATTGAACGGAAATTCTACAACATCATTAGCAGTTTTTAAATTAGCCGCTGAGATAGTCTGAACCAAATTGCCATCTGTGGAATATAGATAAGCATTGCCAGTGCCTTTGACCAAGGAGGCATATTGTTGAATTGCTGTTTTTTGTGTGCCTCTTGGAGCGGCATAACCATTACCTGTGCCAGGTCCTGTGGCTGTAAAAACCACTCCTAAAGTATTTGCACTGGCACCAATTAAGGTAAAATCGGTAGTTCCAACTCTGGTAATTGTATATCTAGTGCCTGTGGCAAAACTGCCTGCCTTGACACTGGTGCCTTTGTTATAACCTGGATTGATTGTGAACTTGGCAAAGTAACTGCCAGTATAAGGAATGGCGTATTCTGTTTCACAAGTAGATGCCACTAGACTGCCTCTGTCTGCAGGCAGCAATGTGTTGACTTCTAAAAAGCAACCTTCTTCAACACCTTCTGGAACAATGTCAACAAAATTACAGGTCACGCAACCGCTGATAATCTGCCACTCACCATCAGCCGCATTCCAGGCTAAGATGTCTTTATTGACTAGACCATCTTTTAGTTTAACTTCTATGTCGCCTGATCCGCTGGCTTCAATTGGACCAATAAAGTCAATGCTGGTAGTGGTAGCACCTAGACTGCTACCACTGGCCTTTAGTTCTAGATCACTGGCAACAACTAGATCACCACCACTGGCCTGCCCAACCAGGTCAACGCCAGTCTCATCATTGAACACTTCAAATATTCTTTCAAATAGACTTTTGGCACCGTCACCACTGCCAAATAGATCACTAAGTTTACTCAATAGGTTAACTAGAGCCAATGATCCTAATAGAGCACCTGTAGAATCAAATGCCTTGGTGTCAGCGTCAATGGCATTGGTAACCTGCACTGGATCAAATTCAGTTAGACCACTTGGTGCTGAGAAACTGCCCACTGCTGTGGTATTAAAGCCTCTGGTCTTTATATAGAAATTTGTAGCACCAAGACTGTCATAGTCTAGACTCACTGTGGTGCCACTGGTATAAACTCCACCACCTACAGGTTTTTGTGTGGCAATTAATGAATAACTTCTCAGTGTGTCGTCTGCTTCAGAAACATTGGTTGTTAACCAAAACTCAAGACCTTCAACAACTCCAGTAGGTGCAGTGCTTTCTATAACAACTCTAGGACGACTGTCTTGTTCTATTTTAGTCACAGTGGGTGTGCCTGGTGTGCCCACACTACCAATTGTGATAATGCCGTTGGCATCACTGCGAGTAAATCGATATAGGTCTGCTACTGAATAGACATTGCTGTCATATTCTAGTGCAGTAATATCCATAACCAATGCGCCATCAGTTTCCTGCACTTCTGTGATAGAAATAATACGGAATACTTTACTGCTGAATCCAAAACGGCTGTTAGTGACATCAACTAGATCGCCAGCGTTGAGATTGATTTGACCAAAGTCAGTTCTAAACTGAATCATTAGATCAATGCGGCTTTGTTTAAGTTCTATTAGACCCAACATTTGAGCCTGAATTGGCTCGTTGATAATGTCGTAGCTGATGTTTAAGGTGTTGTCTTCTTCATTGCTGTTTCTATCACCGGCAGCAATTTCAATCTTATAAAAGTCAGCACTGTCACGAAGTTGTCTATGCGGAAATTCTACCTTGACTGCATTGTAAAGGTCTTGTAGGCCAGTGCCGCCTAGTGTGATATTGCCAATGATATTTGAATCTGTAAAACTGGCCACGCTGGTGCCAGCTTTGTTTATGATCACACTCCATTTGCCTTCGTGTGTGTCATAACTGAGCCAACTTGCGGCAGCATTCAATATCTTTTCTGCATTTTGTAACACAGGATCAGCAGTGTCTAATAGGCCATTGATCTGATATCTGTCTGCTAAGGTCTGAGCACCAGTTCCTTGATCAGCATAGGCTACACTTTCTGCTGAATAGGTATTCAAGGCTGTGATAGTGGCTGTGTCAATGTCTGTGCTGGCAATGCCTGCGCCATATCTGGTGTTGGTCAAGAAATCATATAACACATCGCCTGGCAAGTAGACGTTGGTGGTTAGATTAAAGTTCATATCACCAATGCCAGTCACACTCTTTTCGCGATTATAGTCAACACGAACAAGAGCAAATACCACATTGCTCATTGCGTGTGTGCCACTTGTCCAATTTGGGAATAGTGTTTCTGCATTGGCAGGTGCTGTGCCAGTGTAGCCACTTGGCAATTGACCAGCGGTTCTACCGCCTGCATAGAAATAGACTTTGACTAGTCCACTAATGCTTCTATCAATGTTGCCGCTTCTATCTACTGTGTAATTGGCTGTGATACCATCTGCATTGAATATGATGCGTTGATCATTCC